ATTGTCGCCTTTAGCGCCGAACCAGCGGACGTTGATGGCGCTAGTGTTGACACGTTTCCATCGGCCTGCCGGAACCCCTGTCACCTGAATGATGGTGCCCCCGTTATCAGCCGCCGTGCTGACGGAATCAAACCAGAAATCCCCGCCTCCATTATCTCCGGCAGTCCAATACCCGAGCACTGTCACCAATTGCCCGTAAGCCGCGCCTCCTAGATTTCTCAGGTCGGCAATGGTGCGGACGGCCTGATTCCCGGCGTTGTTTCCTGTCACGTCATCGCGCTGCCAAATGAGCGTGTCGTCGGCCGCTGTCAGCTTGAATCGATACGGGTAATCGCTGTCGAGCCAGATGTCGGCGTAACCCTCCGCGTCCAGGATGACGGGGTTTGTATTCGGCGTGCCGTCAGCGGCGGAATAGGTCGCTTTCGGGTCGTCAGTATTGTTCAAGCTGGTGTAGAGTTTACCACCGGCCAGCGGGTTTCCGTTTTCATCCTCAAACCGGACTCGCGGCCACGGCGACAGGGAATACGCCATTATTGATCTCCGTTTGTGGCGTTTCCGCCGGTTATCCACGGGTTTTGACGACCGACGAACGCGCCAGCCGCAGATGCCTGTTTTGCCTGTTGCCGTGCAATAAGGTCAAGCAGGCCAGACATTTCCATCAGTTTCGCTCGGGCGGCATCCCCTTTCAGCAACAATATCCTGCCCATCTCATTGCGGATTGGCTCTGGAAGATCTGTCTGCTTGACGAGCTTCTGAATCCAACTCATTGCGCCGGGAACATCGCCTGCCTTTGCAGATGCAGCACCCGCAGCCGCCTCTTTGATGGCTTCGATACCGAGGTCGTCAGCGTTTGCGAGTCGTGGTGCTGTCGGGCTTCCACCGCCGATATGCGACTCCATCAGCTTTAGCTTAGCTTGCTTGTTCAGCGCCGAAATGAACTTGCCAGCATCCTTGCCAAATGCGAGCTGGATTTTTTCCCTCACCGATGGGTTTTTCCAGTTATTCATCAGCCATGTCTGCCCGGCCTGATCTCCAGCCTTTTCACGGATGGCCTGCATCAGACCGACGCGCATGGCCATGATCTCGGATTCCGACATGTCAGCAATAGCCTCGCGGATGGCGAAGTCCTTGTCAGGCGCAAATGCTTTGCGGCCGATTTCTGCCGCGTCTCGCAACTGTGATGGACCGGCGTAGGCATCGCGCGCCAGTTTGTAGATGCTGCGCCCGCCTTCGTCTTTCGGCGACAGTTTGTCGAGTTCTTCAATCAGGCGACGGCGAATTCCAGTGATTGCAGCGGCCTGATTTTTCGACCCTTCGCGGAGATAGCTCTGCTCCACGTCATACAGGTACTGCTTGAGCGCATCGAACCGCGATAGCGGCGCTACGGCTGTTTTCGTACGCTGACCGCTGACGCCGATGACGTTTACACCCTCAAGCGCCTCACGCAGCCCACGCCCAGATATGCCGAGCGTTGCCGCATATTCATCAGCGCCGCCCAGGTATTTGTTGGCATCCTGCAATACCTCGCGCAAGCCGCCGCTCACCGGCAATGAAACATCGCGGATCTGATCGTAAAACGGTTTGGAATTGGCAATCGCGGCTCTTTCAAGGTCGTCAACAGTTTGCAGGTATTGCGCGCCTTTTGTGCCGAGCGCTTTTTCAGCCTCGCGCATGATCGCAGCGCCGCGTCCGGCCTGCCGCTGCATGGCAGCCTGTGCAGCAGCCTCCGGGGTCCGACCGGGCAGAGTTGCCAGTACATCAAGCGTCCGATGCGTCTGCGTGCCGCCAAGGTCAACAATGCGCGCCTCGTCGCCCATCCATCGCTGATATGCCAGAGCCCGCGCCAGTGGGTCTTTCACGGATGCAGTCGTCGGCTGGTCGCGGATCAACTGCTCGGCGACTTTTCGAGTCGCAAAATCACCGCGCGACATGCCAACAAGTTTCAGCGCATCAGGTACGGCAGCAGCAATACGGCCGGCGGCAGATGGCGGCAACATGCGGCCAGCGCGTCCAGTGATCCCAGCAAGAATGTTGACGACAGGAACCGATGCGCCAGCCGTCGCGGCAGATGACGCGCCGCCGGTCAGGATGTCGCTCAGAAGATTGCGGCCGCTGCTCTCAGACTCACCAGCAGCAGAGAGAGAGCCGTATCCGGCCGCCGTTGCCGCAGCGCCCGCCATGTTACGCATGAGGTTGCTTGCTCCGGGAGCGCCCGGCTTGAGAACGACCTGCGGGCCGCCGACAAATACCGGAGCGGATGCCATCAGCGGTGTAATCGATGCGGTTTTCGGATAGTCCTTGCGGAATTGTTCTTCAGCGCCGCGAATCAGGTCTCTTCCCTCGCGGTATGCTGGAAGGTAATCCCCGCCGGTAGCAAAAGACTTAGCGCCTTGAATAGCGCCAGTCATCTGGTCAAGGAAGCTAAAAAGCGGCCCTTGCATCGCGGTGACGAAACCCTGAACCGGAGACGGCAGGTCAGCGCCGGATGCGCGGGCTGTCGCAGATTGCAGCCCAGCATCAACGTCAAACTTTCCGCCTTGGTTGGCCTCAGCAAGCGCCGCGTCAATGTCAAATCGTGCCATGGTTATAACCCCGCATCGCGAGCCGCCTGCCTGATTTCGTCATCTGTCCACCCTGATTTTTTCAGCTTTGCAACTTCCGCCGCAAATTGTTGCTGCGTCTTGATAGATCTTGTCTTCAGCCAGTCGGACGCCGTCTTTATGCTGTGCGCTGCTGGCTGTGGCTTTTGCTGATTCCCAACCTCATACATGACAACCCGCTTCGGGTCCAATCCATACCCGGAGGCAATGTCGGAATACCGCTTGTTGATATTGCGTTGCGCATCTTCTGCCGCCTTCATGTACTGGTCGGAAAGTCTGGCAAAGTCCGCCTTCTGCTGCGGCGTCAGAACCTTGCCCATTTCAATCGTCGTCCAATACGATTGCAGCCGGTCAATCATGCCCTGTGTCTGCATCGCCATGCCGAGTTCAGATTCGCGGACAACGGAACCAGGATCAAGCATTTTCATGTATGCGGTTGCAGCCGACAGCGTTCCAGCGGCAGACGGGTCGTTAAGCGCGGCCTTGATGATTGCTGACTGGCGCTTGATCTCCGCATAGTTCTTGCTGTCATTGCGGTAGTCGTCACGCAAACCAGACTCTATCTGTATGCGCTGATAGGGAGATATACCCGGCTTCGGTTGCTCAACAGGCGGCTTTAGCACCATTCCCGGCTTCGGGGTGACAAACTCAATACCGCGACTTGTCCGCACCTGCACAGGCTTTTCCTGCTTTTCTGGCGCAGCTTGCGGATAGAATCCGGTCGGCTCATAACGCCCGCTGGCCTGATTGAACGCATAAGCCTGTCCGTCGGCTCCTATCTTTGTTTCGCCGCCAAACGGCTTCATTTGCGACACCTGACCGGCACGCGCCGACTTCATCGCCTCAAGCGCGCCCTGAATGTCGCCAGCCTTAAACATGGCGTCAATGCTGGCGGCCTGCATGTCCTCAAGAGTCGGCTGCCGTCCCGGAACTGCCGGAGCAATCTCGCGCGCGCTGACCTCATACGGCGATTGCGGAATTCCTGTCTGATTGGGAGTATTCCACTGGAAATCAGTCACCGTCTGTGCGGGCCTTCCCTGCCGGATGGCGTTGATTGCCTCTCCCATATACCGCTCGGTATCAGTCTCTCGGCGACGCTTGCGCGATTCATAATCCATCCGCATCTCATCCAACTTTTGCTGGATGGCGTTGGAGCGCGCGTTTTGCAGCACTCCGGCAGGATTCAGCGGACTGCCAACCGCAGCCAAAGGCAACCGGGTATCCAGATTGACAGCCATTTCCTGCCTCCTATTTTTTGCCGTAGTAGTACATCGACCCCAGGCCCATCAGGTCGGACATCATGTTCTGATTCGCACCAGCCTTTGCCGCGTAGGCGCTCGCCCGAGCGTTTGCTGCCTGGCCGATGTTTTGACCGTACTGGCTCGCATAGTTTCCAGACAATTGCGCCAACTGATTGCTGGTCTGCTGCCCGGTATTCGCCAGACCTGCCAGCCGGTTATAAATGTCGCTGTTCTGCTGCGCCCACCTGTTATATGCGTTCTGGTACTCATCGGACGCCATTCCCTGATTTACGCGCATGGCCTCTTTCAGCGCCGCGCCGGAGTTGAGCATACCGCGCGCAGCCTGCGACCGATCCATGCCTTTCTGAGCCTCCGACAGACGGTACTGATAGCCGGGGTCTGCCCGAAAATCCTGCGAGCTGAATCGCGTCGTCATGTCGGTACCAGGCCGCATCATGCCCGCAAGTTGAGAAAGCGATTGCGCTCCCTGTTTGCGCCACGGCTCCAAATCATTGCGGCCCTGCTGATACATTTTCCATTCTGTTTCGTTTGTCGCCTGCGCCGCCTGCTCTTGGGCAGCGGCTGCGGATTTTGCCGCCTTGCGCTGGCTGCGTGCGCTGAAACCAGACGCCAGCGCCCCGCCGATAAGAGCGGTTTCGATACCCATGATCACCTCATCTCATAATGCAGGACGTGGCCAGTGTTGCCCGTCATTGTAAACCCAAACCGCTCGACAAACTCACGCCCGGCATCGTGATCGACGTTTACTCTCGTCACCAGCCTACCATATAGGGCCTTGTGCCGCATTACGCGTCGATACATTCCAGGCGTAGCCCAGCGCCTGAAAAACTCAGGCCTGATGCAGCAATGCAACTCCGGACCATTTGCCATTATTGCGCCAGCCAGTACACCATCAACGACCACCGGCCAGAATTCCCAGCCGGACGTATCTTCCGCAAAATCATCAAACCCGTAGCCGTCATGGAATTGCCATTTGCTGGCATCCCATGCGGCCATGACAACGTCAGGTGATCTCGATCCCATTGACATCAATCGTCACGACTGTAGCAGTGCTAGCCAGCGCCTGGATGAAATAACCAGACGGGATGTACTTGCCGATCATTTCCGGACAGGTGTACGTCTCATGCGCCGAGAGGGACTTGGCGTCAATGATCTTGTTTGCCGCCGCTGCAGACCCGGCGGGCGCGATGATATGGACATCCACCGTCCGCGCCGATGAATCCGTGTTGGTCAGCGTGAAATTGTCAATCCGCGCCGTGACATTCGTCGCCGTGTAATACGTAGCCGCCGATGCGGTCAACTGCTGGGCCGCAACCAGTTTTTTAGGGGTTACTGCCATATCATCACCTCGTCAATTCGTTTTTGGATCGCACCAATGTTTGCCTGTGCGGCCTGAACCATCGCCCGCAACTGGTCAGGCGCATCAGCCATCGGAGCAATCATCAGCATAAGCCGGTCAACGTCTGCCCTGATTCGATCAACATCCGCGCGCATCGCCAGCATTTGCGCATCTGCCGCCATTCGCGCAGCGACAGCCAGTTCGGCAACGCCAGCGACGGGAGGGGAATCCTCTGCGCCAGTCATGTTTGCGGCAGGGTAGAGGCCGTTTACGACGGCATAGACCCTGTACAACCAATCTCGAAACGCCCTGTTGTCTCTCGGGTCGGGTGGTGGCGGCAGGATGCGGCTCATCAGGCTTTTCTGCCCCAGACCGTCACGGCAACCTGCACGCCAGCAGTCCAACTCGACGGCGTCAGCGTGATGGATTTCAGCGGCCGCCCCTGGATATAAAACCCGGTCAACGCCGTTGGGTCGATGTTGATTGCAGCGCCGCCAGATGTCACCGTTTCAGAGGTGCCATTTTTCGGCACGGCGGTTACCGCAGTCGTTCCAGCCGCAGGACTCCCGACAATCAGCGCCAATTCCACCGAGTACAGATCACACGCGGCCGCAGGGTCGATAGTGATGGTCGTTGCCGACCCGGTGACAACAACGCCACCTCCAACTTTGTACATATTGCTCATTCCGGTTGCTCCTGTTCTCTTGGAATTGCCTTGCATTCCGACTCAAGCACCAATTCACCATCGGCATCGAACGAAGTCTCACCGTCCCACAACACGACATTGACGGCATATCCGTCCGCATCAACAACAACATATCGCTGCATGATCAAAACTCCAGAACCAATGCCCAGCCAGCACCACCGACACCACCAGCGCCTGTTGCGTATGTGCTGCGGCAACCCGCGCCACCACCGCCACCTGAGCCGCGACCGCCCGCACCGCCTGCACCGCCAGCACCTGCTGTGCCTCCGCCTCCGCCGCCGCCGCCCTGTCCGAACAGGCCGCCAGCAGCCGGCGCTGCGCCTGCAGTGCCCGCAGTGCCTGTAGTGCCACCACCAGCAGCAGCAGCGCCAGCGGTCTCCATGAATCGCGGGCCGCCAGCGTTGCCGCTTGTTGCGGCATTTGCGGCCGTCACGCCACCGCCAGCAGCACCTCCAACACCTGCATCACAGGAATAGGCTCCTGCGCCAGCAGCAGGCACACTAGAGCATCCGCCGCCGCCAGAAGCACAGCCTACGGCAATCACGCCAACTGCCGCACCGCTGCCTCCTCCCCCCGCACCGTTAAACGCAGTCGTGCTGGCTGTAGCCCCTTTAGCACGCTGGCTACCACCAGCGCCTCCAATGCTAGAAGTTGCGGAGCCTGCACCAGCACCACCGCCACCGCCACCGTACGCGGTAGCGATTGTGCCGAACGTAGTGTCTCCGCCCTGCCCTCCAGCGTTTCCGCTCGCGGAACCTGCATTAGTTACGCTCGCCCCAGCCGTGCCACCCGCTGCAATCCCCACCGGCACAACGCCTGTGGGGTACGCAGCAAGAACCTCGGCGCGCGTGAGCACAATCTCCCGCTTGCCAGCACCACCGCCGCCAGCACCGCCGGAGCACACAACGCCAGCGCCTGACGTTCCGCCAGACCCGCCGCCACCGCCACCACCAATGAGCAGGATGTGCAGCGATGTGGTAGCAGCGCCCAGTGTGAAGTTCCCGGAGCCTGTGAACTCGGTGGATTTCGCAGCGCCAGCCGAAGAAGAACCGGAACCTGCCGTGCCGGAAAGCCCGGTATTTGCCTCAATTGCCATCAGTGATCTCCTGCTTCGGCGTCGAGATATGCGCCGAGGATAACGGTTTTGACCGGACAGCTACCCGTGATCCTGAATACCCGGTCACGGCTGCATCCCAGTCGGTTGAATGTGATCGACGGTTTGAACGATCCGATTTTGCCCATGCTCGCCGAGCGTTTGCTGCACCACGTGTGGCCGCCGTCATCTGACCAGTCCAGATAGATGCTTGGATCGGTACCATGCCCGGAAACCAGACCAACGCCGCGCTCCATGTTGATGGTCAGCGAGTGGAACATGACGCGCTTGTAATCCTGAACAATGCGCGGCGTTGTCCGCTCCCAGCATATCGGCAGGCCACCATCGGTGTAGGTGGTGTCAGACAGTTCCCAAACCTGATTTGACGCGTAGTCTCCTACCATGTGCTTTCCGAACGCGAATACATGACAGTTTGCGCGGTCACGTCCTTGCGCGTAGGTCTCACGGACATGCCATGCCAATTCCGGGTCTTGGATCGATGCGTCATAAACGTAGGTTTTCATGGATTCGGGGAACGACAGCGCGTAAAAGGTGTGCCCTGATTGTTGGTAAGCAAACGCCGTTGCCTTTCCAATATCCGGCATCTGTCCGATTTCGTACTCGATGCCGCGATTACTGATGATCTGCGGATTGTACTGATCGGCTCGGTAAACAAGGCCCTGGCCGTGCGCATTGCGGCCTAGCCAAAAAATCGTGTTGTCTGCCTTTGAAATAGATTGCGGCGCTGCGCATCCGACCTCAAGCACTGCGCCATCACGCCGAGCCAGCGGGAAATCAGTCGCGCCGGAGTTGTACCAGATTTCGATGGATTGCGATCCGAACAGCCACAACTCTCGGTGATCGACAACAAGGCCCACAATATCGTCAAGATTCGATTCGGCCTGAGCAAAATCCAGCGCGTCAAACGACGACCCGTCATTGATTGCGGAGATGTAAAACTGTTGAGAGTCGGGAATGGCAAAGACGAAATAGCCGTCCAGATAGTCAACGAGATAGCTGCCAGCAAAATCGGTGTCTGTCACCGAAGTTACGCGGCTGCCTGTGATGATGTAGGCGTTCTGGCCGGTGACAGCAATGACATGATTGCGGTTTGCCGACAGCGCCACGCGCTTTGTTCCGTCGAGCGTAATCTTGCCAATGCGAGTGCCTGCGCCAGTCTCGTTGATGCGGTAGACCTCGTTTCCTGAGATGGCGATAACAAGGTGATTATGGCTGATCATCGCCCGTATCGGCCCATTGCCGATGGCTGCGAATTCTGTTTTCCCCGGCACCATGTACAGCGCAGACCCGGATTCAGGTTCGGCCGTGTCAGTCTCAAGGTACAGATTGACCGTGCGCTGGGAATCCTGATTGACGGAGCGCCGTTTGCTGTAGCCACCCAGCAGCGGGATTTTCATGTTGATCCAGACCGAATGGCGTTGATGTCGGAATACCCGCGACGCCTCATCAGCAGCGGATCAAGCACGGCGGCAGGGATTTGCAGGTTGACGCGGCGAACGACTTCCAGAGCATCCGATGCTGTTTTTGCAATCTCGGCAGCGACAGATACGCCATATTCTGGAGCAAGCTCAATGGCAAGGTTGTAGCGGATGGCGCGGATGAATTCCGGCGGATATGGCATCGTGTCGTACAGCGCCAAATCAGACGGAGGCGCGACCTTGTCCATGACCAGCGTGCAACCTGAACCGGGAGCCGGGTACAGATGCAGTGTAGACAGCGGATACCCTGGGCGAATTGCCATGATTTCAGGAATTGACCCGGTAGTGGACTTGTCGGGAATCGCTTCATACTCGCCAAGCGCCACGACACGGAGCGGATAATCAAGCCCGCCTTGGGTGATGTGCGCCTGATAGATGGTCGTCGGACGCGTGGCATTGATCGCACCGCCTGCGCCGATGGTGTAGCTGGCAACACCTGACGTCAGCGCGAATGATGTTTGCGGGACAGATGCGGACGTGTAGCGAGATGCCGCCCATGACGCCAGCATTTGATTCATCGCTGATAGGCCGTCAGCGGCTTCTTCTGCCGACGGCGGCTCGATCGGCGTGACAACACCAATCAGCCGGAGCGCACCACGAACAACGTCATAGGCTGTCGTCATTTTTCACCCGGCGTCTGCGTGGCTTTACTGGTTCTGGCCCTGGTTCTGCCTGAACTTGTACGGGATCAGCATCTTCGACGGTCCATCCCGCAGCGTCAAATGCCGGTCTTTCCAGTCCGGATACCATTGCGAAACCGTGTTGCGGATGGCTCATTCTTACCATGATTCATCCTCGAAATGATGCCGTCCTTGGCAGTGAAGCGTCAGGAGGCCAGAATGCCGATGGACTTCAGGATGGTCACGATGTCGCCGACGGTGTAGGTCGTCGATCCGGACGCGCCAGCCCACACGGAATCGGACTTGCTCGCGGTACCGGAACCCGCAGTAAATCCGGTGGTGTTGCCAGCAGACGACGGGCGCGCTACAGGTGTATTTCCGTAGAATCCGACCTTTTCCGTGCTCGACTTGCCGATAAGGCATCCTTCGGGACCGTTGGTGCTGACAGACCACGGCTCTTGGGTATTTTGCAGGCCAGTATTAGCCATGATGTCACCTCTCAATCAATTAAGGATTGGGCCGGTTCCCCGGCCCGTTGCATCAGTTGGTGATACGGCAGGCCCACTCGGGACGCAGCGCCGCGAAACCGTACAGGATGTCGATACGGCACAGCAACTCGTCGTTGCGGATGTCGCCATCGAACCACACCCGCAAGCTCAGGCCATCCATAACGCGTCGCGCGCAGTTGTGAGCGCCACCCATCAACGGCAGGTCGGCGGTGACGAACTGGAAAGCCTCTTTGTGATACATGAGGTTTTGCAGGTAGGTCGTCGAGGCGTTGCCGACAAAAGTCACCGTCTTGGCGTTGAAGTCAGTCGTCGCCAACTGCGCACCGGCAGAGCTACACACGTTCTGGCGCGGGCCGGTCAGGTAAATCGTCGGGGATACCGTGATCGTGCTAGATGCGCTGGTCGTCAGGATGGTGAACTGCTGCAAGTGGCTGTAGGCCTGCTTTGTTTCCGGGTGGCAGGCATACACGCCAGCGACGGTAAACACCGAGCCGACAGCCGGGGATGCAATCAGCGTGTGCATGTCGATGGTAGCGCCGCCGTCAGTCACCAGCGCAGCGGCATCGGTCGCGCCGGTCACGTCGGAGCTGTTGGTGTGAGCATACATGCGCTCATTTTCGTAGTAATCAGCCCCGGAAGTGCGGCCAATCATGCCTTCGCGGTACTGTTCGCGGATCTGCGTGGAGTCCTGGAACAATCCCTTGAGGCCGTTAACCATGCCGCCCATCGTCAGGGAATCCATCATCACAAAGCGATTTCCGTCCTTAGGAGCAAGGCCTTGGTTAAGTTTGGCGCGAGCCGCACCGACAGCGGTCAGATCAGTCGGAGGCGTGCCGGGAGTGCCTACGCTGTTGTAAACGCGCTTGGTGGCATAAGAGATAAAATCGCCCTCGATGCCGGAAATCAGCGCAGAAACAGCCGGGGTGATGTAGCGGTCAGAGAAGTCTCCGATGGAGTCAGGAGTGATCAGGGCCAGTTCGGCGCTGTTAAAACGCATGTCCACATGGTCTTGCGTCGCCAGCGTGATGGTCTGGCTGGACTCTGTTTGGTCCTGGACATCCATTACCCGGCTACCCTGCGTCCGGGTGTACTGGTTCGGGTTAGCAACGCGAAGTTGGTCTCCCGGTTTCCAGCCGCCTTTGGACTTGAACGACTCATCATACTGACGGTCAACGGTGCCGATGAAGCTGGACTTTTCGTGCGCAACCCGCAGGGACTCGCGTGCCAGCAGGTCGGGAATATTGAAGGCATTAGCCATGGTGTCACCTCATTTGCCGTCTCTCGACGGTAGTTATCGACGTTTGCGCTGTGCATCCTGGCGCTTGCGGAAATCCGCATACTCCTTGTCGGTCATGTCAGACACGGACTTGGAGCCGCTGCCAGTCGCTTTCACAGCCGGGGCAGGTGGTGGCGCTTGCGTCACTTTCCGCTCCGGAACCTTTGTGCTCAAACGGGCAGAAATGCGGCCCAGTTCCAGCACCTGTTGGCGCTCACTCATTGCGTTCAGGCGGTACAGTTCGGTCGGATTCTTTGCTAGATGGTACGCCACAGCAGGGCCATCATCGGATTCCAAAATCGTCTCCATCACGGCATCACTAACCCCAATGGCGGCAGATTGCAGCACCGCATCGAAATCAGGATTTGCCTGACGTACGGCAGCAGATCGTTCATTGAAACCGGAAAGACGCTCAGCATTTTTTTGCTGAATAGTGCGCTCTTGCTCAATCTCGCGAAGCCTCTTGCTTGCCTCGAACTCAACTTTCGCATCCAGGTACTGTTCCAGCGTCTCAAACTGCGACGGGTCTGGATCTGGTTGCGATGCCTGCGCTTTGCGCTCATTCTCGGAAATCTGCGCCTCCAGTTCGCGGATGCGTGCTTCCCGTTCGTAGCGTTGCTGCGTCAGTTTGTCGATGCGTTTCTGAACGCCTTTAGGCAGTTTTGCGGGGTCCGGTTCGTGGTCGTCGCCATCCGCATCATCTGCGGCTGGTTCCGGCTCAGTAGCGGGCGCGGCGTCTGTCGTGGTGGGTTCGTCGCCTGCATCAGGCTGCGGGGGTGCAGTGGTCTGGTCTGCGATAGGTTCGACCGATGGCGCGTTGTCGATAACGCTGGGTGTATCACTCATCAAAAAGGCTCCGGCGACACGACGGCGGCAGGATTACAGCCGTCGTGTGTGTAGGGATGGTGCGATGTCATCTCGACATTGCATCAGCAGGATAGCGCCTGCTGGCGTGACTACATCATATTCTGTTGTTCACCGCCGCTCAATAGCCCGTCAAGGTCTGTTTGCTGCATTTCGCCGCCTCCCATCGGCATTTCCGGCGCTTCTTCCGGCATCGTCCCATCATCAATCATCTCAGGCTCGCCAAAGTCTATGCCGGGTTGCTCCGGTTCCTGCTCGTCTTCCTCGGTAACGTCCGGGGCCGATGCGGCCTGACCCATGATGTTCTGCGCCAGGATTTGCGCCACTTGCATCGATAGCGCGTTGATGTCCGGGCTTGCTGCCGTCAGCTTAGCCGTCTCCAGCATGGCTTTAACGTCGATTTCGTACTGCTTCAACCGTCGATCCTCATCCTTGTCCTCGTTTTCCTCCTTGAGTTGCTCGTTTTCCTGTTGCAGTTGCGCGATGAGCTGCTTGCCTTGCTCAATCATCTGCTGGACTTCCGCCGGGATCTCTTGTTCTTGCGCGCCTTCCTCATCGCCGATGATGTTGGCCGGGATGGTGCGCTTGATGCGGTCTGCGATGGCTTCCGCGCCATCCCAATCCATCGCCTTGACAACCAGGTCACCGGCAATCTGCATGATGGCCGGGTTCATCTTGGCGATTTCCACCATCATGTTCAGCGCCTCGACGCGCTTGGTGGTGTAGCTCGGGCCAACATCCACAACGAGGTCATAGCGGCCTGTTGTCAGGTCATTGACCTGTTCGATCGCGCCCTCATCGGTCACGCGGGCCGTATTGATGCGCTCCAACTTCTTCTGGCCGTCGATGCCCATAATTTCAACGACTCGCTCAGTGTCGTAGATTTTCGGGATCAGGTCGATGATGACGCGGGCGCTGTACCGGATGGCGCGGCTCAGGTTGTCGATGTAGGCAAAGTTTGCCGTATCGCCCTCGCGCTGACGGGCGAGGATGGCGCGGCCGCTGGTCTCGTTTGACTGTTCACCGAGCGCGGCAGAATAGATGCCGGTGGTGGCCTTCATTTCATCAACGGCCAACAGTGCTGCCTGTTCAAATCCGCGATCCTGCATCCCGGCATTCAATCGCTGCGGCATCGGTGCCTGCGGGTCTGGATTGTACGGCAGGTAAGGCAGGTTTCCAGACAGCGCATCAGACCAATACTCGTCGAGGCCGTCGATTTGCTTTGTCGTGACCATCACCGGCGCTTTCGGGGCAAGGGCTTTTGTCTCAGTGTCGATCGTGCGCCAGTAGTTGTACATCCGCTGCGGGTCCTTGG